CCCTACAAAGTATTGGACAAACAACGTACAAAATTCTAAAAGATTATTTGATGCATTTCCAAACACAAGAATATTATATGCATCATCAAGTACAGCTGCAGAACCATGGGCAAATCCATATGCATTGAGTAAGAGAGCAATGGAGATGATAGCACCAGCACATGCTCTTGGTATGAGATTTACCACAGTGTATGGTCCAGGTGGCAGACCAGATATGTTAATACCAAGAATACTACGTAACGAATTAAAATATGCAAACATCAATTTCAGTAGAGACTTTATTCATGTATATGATGTAGTGTCAGCGATTGAGGCATTTATGTTAGCACCACATATGACAGGTCTTGCAGATGTTGGCACAGGACAATCAGTAAAAGTATTAGACATTATAGATCACTTTGGGTTAGATGTGGAAAGAGTACAAGGCGACACAACGCTAGAGCGTGTGGATAACACTGCGGATATAACACGGCTAACATCAATGTGTTGGCGACCACATTATAATGTAATCAAATATATCAGTGAGAACAAGAGTGTCCAGTAAATTATTTCTAATCGGTAATGGTGAAAGTCGTAAAGGTTTTGACTTGACAAAGTTAAAAAACCATGGTAAGATATACGGATGTAATGGTTTGTATAGAGACTTCACACCAGATGGATTAGTGAGTGTTGATCCTGGTATCATGCACGATATTTACAATAGTGGTTATGCGTTTGAGAATACAGTTTACTTTAGAGACTGGTCATCTATACCAAGTATGTTATATGACGATATAGTCAACACATACAAACAAGATATGAAGAATCAATATGGTGAAGAACCAAAAATTATAGAGAGTGAGAAACGTGACGGTGATGAATTTGTAATACATGGTTCAGCTGCAACGTGGGGTGATAAGGTACTCAAAGAAGAAAGAGAATACAAAGGTATAGGTTCCAATATACTATTCATTACATGGTTACGTAAAGAGGACAAAGTGAGAGCGATTGGTGATTACATGAACTTAAACAATGGCACAACAGGAGACATGGGTTGGTCAGCAGGTCCTACGATTTTAAATATAGCATGTAACGTAGAGAAACCTACAGAGGTTTATATGATTGGATGTGATCTATATTCTAACACAAACAAGTTTAACAATATGTACAAGAATACATTACACTATGAGAAGGATGATATTAATGCTGTCGATCCAGTCAATTGGGTACAACATTATAAGGCAAACTTCACAGTGTATTCTGACATCGATTTTTATAAAGTGAATGAAAAACCACTAGGAACTGACAAAGTAAACAGTGAATTAGATGAGTGGTTTGAGTGTATTAATCTTAAATATACTACCATTTCCCTTATAAATAAAAATATATTAGATTTAACCCTTGACAAAAGAGTTGAAACCTGATATAATAAGACTTTATATTATGCAATACGTGGATAAGAACGACAATACAATAACATACGATATATACGGAGAAAAATACAATGTCATTCGAAGCACTAAAAAGAAGTCGAGGCAATTTCGACAAACTCACTAAAGAGTTAGAAGTACTTAACAAACCAGCAACATCACAAAACTCTAGCAAAGACGAAAGATTTTGGCGACCAGAACTTGATAAGTCAGGTAACGGTTATGCTGTAATCAGATTTTTGCCAGCAGTAGAGGGTGAAGAATTACCATGGGCAAGAGTATGGTCACATGCTTTCCAAGGTCCTGGTGGTTGGTACATCGAAAACTCACTTACGACAATGAACAAAAAAGATCCTGTGTCTGAGGAAAACAGCAAACTGTGGAACTCTGGTGTAGAATCTGATAAAGAGATTGCACGTAAGAGAAAAAGAAAACTAACATACTATACTAATATTATGGTAGTTGCTGATCCTAAGAATCCTGAGAACGAAGGTCAAATCAAACTGTTCAAGTTTGGTAAGAAAATCTTTGACAAGATTACTGAGGCTATGCAGCCAGCATTTGAAGATGAGAAACCTTTAAACCCATTTGATTTTTGGGAAGGTGCAAACTTCAAATTGAAAATCAGAAAAGTTGATGGTTATTGGAACTATGACAAATCTGAATTTGAATCACCATCGAAACTTGCTGAAGACGATGACAAAATTGAAGCAACTTGGAAACAACAATTTGCTTTGAAAGAGTTTTCAGATCCAAGCAACTTCAAATCATATGATGCTCTAAAAGCGAGATACGAGAAAGTTGTATTTGGAACTGGAAGCACTACAACAGCTGATAAAATTGAAACTCCCACCGTTGATGATGAGGAATCAGCACCTGTAGTGAAAAGTGAAACAAAGCCGTCTAGCGCACCTACTAAGTCATTTGACGACAGTGGTGACGATGACACTATGGATTACTTCTCAAAATTAGTAGAAGAAGATTAATCCACATTCTCTCCTGTTTTACTTTGAGGGGCGCTTCGGCGCCCCTTTTTAATTTATAAATAGACATATGGAATTATTCTTTGACATCCTAGTTAAATTTGGATTGCCAGTCGCAGCTGCTGTGACTATGGGTATTTTCATATACGTAATTTTAACTTACATCCTTGCAGGCGTTGTAGGACAAGTTAAATCCATTACTGGTATTATAGCATCTTTAGATAATAGAATTAAAACTATGAACCATGATATGATTAAACTTGATTTGCTGGTGTCACATGCCTTGGGATTAAAACCAGATATGGACAGACTGAGTAGGTCTGACGGAAAAGAAGACGCCAGAAAAGACTAAAATGGACATATTACAAATACTCGAGCAATATGGTTTCGCTACTGTTGCGGCTGTTGCTATGGGATATTTTATCTGGTTCATCTATCAATATGTCACTACACAAATCATTGAAAAACTAGATCAGACAATGAAAGTATTGATTGCTCTAATTGACAGAGTGAGAATGCTTGACAACGATATAATCCGATTGAGATCCAAACTCAATACAGCCTTAGAACTCAAAGAGAAGAAGAAGAAGCAAGACACAGACTTATAAATAGTGTGTATGAGGTCACTATTTTTAATCCTAGGTACACTTGCGTTCGTTTCCGTCATTACCGATACACGGTCTAGCGAGATGATACATGAATTTTCTAATCCGTCATTTTCGGGCAACGGATACAGCACACACGTTTTATCTATTGAACAATTAAGATACAATAGAGAGAACCAAATCAAAGACGATGAAAAGTCTGCGGCTGCAGCTGCTAAGAGAGAAGAAGAAAATACTACAATCAACAAATTCATTAAGAACGTTGAAAGTCGTATCTATGCAAATCTATCAAAGCAGTTAGTTGACAATATGTTTGGTACTACTTGTACAGGCGAATGTCCTACATCTGGTACTGCTGAAGTAGAAGGTTCTACAATCTATTGGATTAAAGATACAACTACAGAAATAATTACACTGACAATTACAGATCCAAATGGAACTGTAACTACTATGTCTGTGCCATTGGGGGATTTCCAGTTTTAGTATGATTATAAAATTGTTGGTAGCTTTAGGATTATTTTGTGGACTAGCGGGCTGTTCGACTACGAATCAGCCTGATATTTTGTATGGCGATTTGCCATCATCAATTACTACGTCTACAGTTGAAAGTCTATATGCGATACCAAAACTAAATCAACCAAAGATTACAATCGCAGTGTACAATTTTCCTGACAGGACAGGTCAGAGAAAACCAAATACAAAATTTTCACAACTGTCTACAGCTGTAACTCAAGGAGCTGAAGTGTGGGTTATCTCTGCCTTGAAAGCTGTAGGAGGTGGAGAATGGTTTAAAGTCGTAGAAAGACAAGGACTAGATTCACTAATAAAAGAAAGACAGTTGATACGTTCTACACGTGAATTATATGATGGTGAGACAGATAAAACTGTATTGAAACCACTAGTGTTTGCCGGATTAATTATTGAAGGTGGGGTTGTAGGATATGATTCAAACATAATGTCTGGAGGTGTGGGTGCCAGATATTTTGGGATCGGCGTGAAAGAGCAATATCGTGTCGATCAGGTAACAGTTTCGCTACGTGTCGTTGCAGTACAAACAGGTGAAGTTTTAGTCACTGTTTCTGCAAGTAAGACAATAGCGTCACATAGTAAAGGTGGCGATGTATTCAGGTTCTTAGACATGAGTACAAAAGCGCTGGAGCTAGAAACTGGTGTCGCAACAAACGAGCCAGTAAATTATGCCGTACGTTCAACAATCGAATACGCTGTGTTGAAGATGATACACGAGGGTATAGCTTGTGAACTATGGACTACTATCGATGAAGACTATAACAAGACTTTATCGGAAATTAAACAGGAGAAGGAAGATGTTCGCTAAGATACTCATATTATTGTTGATAGCATTACCGGTATATGCTAATGACATTTACGTGACACAATCGGGTGCATCACTAGACCTTGACATTACCCAAGACGGACAAAACAATACTGTAGGTAATAGTACAACATCATCAAGCGTGATTGGTGCTAATGCCACTGTCGACATTGATCAAGTCGGTAATAGTAACGTTTTAAAGTTTGACGTAAACGGTGCAACGTTTACAGGAACATTTAGTACAACTGGTAACTCAAACGATATAGATTTCAATTGTGATAGTACAGGAAACAATTCTTCTTGTGCTACTGCCACTGCTTCAATAGTATGGGTAGGTAACTCAAATGACTTAGATATCGACATAGGTGAAAGTGCTGACGCAGCAAATGCCACTGTAACAATAACAGGTGCCTCAGGAAGTGATAGTAACGTAGTTGCTTCAACTATTGATGGTAAATCTGTTATATTAACGTTATCCGTGAATGGTGACACAAATAATTACTTAATTGATATAGATGGTGATGGAGATTCTATTGGGCACACACTTATCCATACACATACGGGTTCAATTGCCGATGTGGACATAACGCAATCTGGTGTTTATGACAACATGATTACGTTAGTAACATCTGGTGACAACCATGACATCGATATTTCACAGACTGACTAATTGGATAATACTAGTATTATTATTATTCTCTAGTGCTGGTCCTTTGTGGGCCAGCATAGGGAACGTTGATCAACTACAAGGTAACGGTGTTGTTGATCGAAAAGATGGTGACAGTGATATCAAAATCGAACAAGCCTTAGATATTTTTTCCTACGACACAATCAAAACAGGTAAAGGTAAAGTTGGTATTCTATTCATAGATGATACCAGAGTAGATGTTACGGAACATAGTAAATTAGTTATTGATGAGTTTATCTATGACCCAAATACACAGACTGGTGAACTATCTTTAAAAGCATCACTTGGTACAATACGATATGCATCAGGACAGATTGCTAAAAACTCAGCACAAAACATAACTATCAAAACACCTACAGCAACAATTGGTGTTAGAGGTACAGATTTTTCAATGACAGTTGATGAACTAGGTTCATCTACAATTATATTATTACCAAGTTGTGATGTAAAAGGTAATTGCGTTGTTGGTGAAATATCTGTAGAAAGTGCAGCTGGACAAGTTATACTTAATCAAGCATTTCAAGCTACGATAGTTGATGTGCCAGAGAGAAAACCATTAGATCCTATAATATTAGATTTAGACGAAAGTTTTATTAATAACTTATTGATCATTGCAAAACCAAAAGACTTAGAAGATGAAGAATACAAACAAAAAGTAAAAGGTATTGCAAACGCATTAGATTTAGATTTCTTAGAATTTGAAGAATTAGAAGTTGACTATTTGGAAGAAGATGAGAACATGTATGTCACTGGTTTAGATATAGACTTCTTAGAACAAAACTTCTTAGCAGATATTCTAAAACAAATCAATGAAGAACTAGCAATACAAATGTCAGATGAATTTAAAAAACAAAAAAGAACTGGTGCAGTTATATTTGGTAGAGATGAAGAAACTGGTGTCATTATATTAGATGAAGATCCAGATTATGTGTGGATAAGAGAAGGTGCTAGTGGTGCATATATAGAATTGCGATTAGATCAACAATACGGTTATATACTAAATATTATACAAGACGAGTTCGAAATGTACGATTTTCAATTAGGAGGGCAAGACAATGAAATTACCATCATTCAAAATAATTAGTGCTGGTATATGGGTAGTATTCTGTTTGATATTATCAATCAGTTTTGCTTTTGCTAATAATATCTACATATTACAATCTGGTGATAGTGTAGATTTAAATGTTACACAAGACGGACAAAATAATGAGATCGAAGGTCTATCTGGTAGTGGTGCAGCCATAGTATATGGTGCCAACAGCACAGCCACATTTTCACAAACAGGTAATAATAATCAAATAA